GTTAATCACAAGGGATCTTTATGTATTAGTATCACGTTTCACGGTATTTCTATGAAAAACAAGTGTCTCACAGGGAATGTATTCAGAATCTGCCATGGAAGATTCGGTTTCGAAATCTGTTTCTTCAGTCTTCGTATATATTCGGTTTCTTTGTTCAGAATTCGTGAACGCAAAAACGAAGTATCTTCTCTTGAATCGCGTATCTTCCATTTTGGGAAGAAGCCGTTGGCACTACTGATTACACGAGAAGAATTTGAAACGGTCTCCAAGAAAGGAACGAACCATTCCATGAAAAGTCGATGATTTTCGTAGTTCTTCTGCAAATGTTTCTTTATATTATTAATCACGTTGGTTTCATTCCATCCGTTTTTTAAGGGGGTTTCACTGTAAATATAGGTGACTACTGTGTCACGAGGAAGTAGTGTACCTATTGTGCGAATCATAGACTTGGGAAGCTGAACAAAGAGACTAGACAGACTTACTCGCAGCAGAGCGTCGTCAAGAAAGATAAAATATCTTCCTCTTGCTTCAATTGACGAAACTTCTTTCATGTCAAAAACGAATTCCCGCAAACTGCTCGCGAAATCCTGTGACAAGTTGAAATCGCGATAATCATCTTCGAAATATCTGACGTTCTCCACAAGTTTCCCCTCCTCGACGAGGGTAAAGTTAATATGGTTCTTAGCTTCTTTCAGCATGTACTCTTCCATAACTTTTTGCAAACGTCCGAGAACGGAGGCTGCTTTTGTTTCACGACCGTCGTTCTTTTCTCTGAAACCATCCATTGTGGTGTACAAAAATTTTACGACACTTTCGTATTCCGCGGGGGTCAGCGCATTAGCTTTTGCATTGTTCTTGATATGCAGAAAAGTCATGGGAGATTTAAAATAGTCTTCAGGTGAGGAAGATGCGAATCGAAAGATGTTCCTCTCGCATCTTAGATAATTTTCGCGGAAATAAAGAGTTGTAGTCGACCTGTTGAAGTGAACCATCTGATCTATCTCTTGTTCAATGAGATGGAAGTACTGTTAACTATGAGAAAAAAATGAAAATGAACAGAAGATATTTTTTTATTATCTTCATTACTCTGAAACACATATGAATTCTATCTTTTCTGTTTCCTTGACCGTGGAACATTCACGAAGAAATGAGTGATAATGACAACGATGACGATTACAGTATTGGAGACGACGCATCTGTGGATGAAGCAATCACAAGTCTGGATATTTTAGAAGGTGTTGATCAGGATCAAGAGAGCAACGACGAGGAAGAAAGCGCACTTCCTACTCGGCGCGACGCATACACTTCCAACAAGAAGAGAATCCAGAAACCGACGTTTGAACAGATTCGCAGCAGACTCGTTCATAATGCGGAGAATCACAAAACGTCTCCTCTCATGACCAAATACGAATTCAGTCGCATTCGCGGTCGCAGACTCCGAGATTTGAAATCGGGCGCTTTGAGTTACGCCGAATGGCCCAGTGAGCAGAAGTTGTCCGTGGAAGATATTTTCAATGTAGAACTTGAGCAGGGTGTCGTTCCTCTTATCATAAGTCGCGAACTTCCAGATTCTTCCGTGGAGTACTGGCGTGTGCGCGATCTTGTTCACAAACATGTAGCCAGAATCGTTTAGAAAAAGAATATTTTTTGATGTTTTTATCGTATCTCTTTATAATATGTAAACTACGAAGAAGATTGATGTTGGTCGTCATTTATAGCCTATAGTTGCGAAAGACAGGTAACTTGCAAAGAGTAGTGCAGAAAGGTAATCGTAGGTATCATAGTACTGTCATAGTATCGTACTCAACAAAGTACAATTTTTAAATAGGACTCTTTGATAGAGTCAGAGATATTATAAGGATATCCGAAGAAAAGTTCGGATCTAAGAATTCGCGAGCATCGATCATTCCTCCAAATATGTTTCGTTCAGAGGAGAAGAAGATGTTTGAATATTTCTTCACTTGTTTAGAATCTCCGCCTTCGAAACAAAGAGTGCAAAAGAAATGTTGTAGCTTCTGACCAAGAACTTCAGAATTCGTACAGCGTATGTTCAGTTGCATGCGTGAATTCTGCGGATGTGGGAAAGAATGAATCTCTAGTCGGAGGGTAAGACCAAACGCGTCAAAAGTCGGCGAGACGTGTTTTTGATATGCGATGTGCGAAGAGAAGTTGTTTACTTCCCAGCAGAATGAAGAGACATATTTTTCAGAAGAAGCTAAACGATTCTCGAGAACCGCCATTTTCTGTGAAAGATGTATGACTGAGTTCTGCAATTGGCTGATTACTTGAGAAGTATCTTCGAGAATCTTAATTGTCTGTAAGATATGTACCGATGGATCATTCAGATGGCTTTCGACCTGACCACGGTACCCATGAAACGTGCATCCCAAAATTTCTTGGTAGGGACAGGCTAGCATTTGATTTATACAGGAAGACTGTTGGTGTTCAGAGAAAGTATCAAAAACGATTCGCTGGCCGCAGTCGTTGGGACAATCGACTTCTCTTTTCACACAAGAGTTGACATGATTGCCTGCAGAGAACCATGGGAAACTATCTTCGCATAAACCGCAGACCATTACCTGATGAAGACAACTTTCGAAGTGCTCTTTCTGGAAGATAGCAAGCGGCAAGCTGACATTACAGCCATTGTTTGGGCAAGACATTGGTTCCAACTCACAGGACGACTCTAAATGCCGCTGCAAATCTCGGAACTCGCCTTGCCACGAGCAAAACTCATTTCTAGCTGAGCGACGACAGGAATCATTGGTCTTCTCATCGCAATGATACTCGAAAACAGGTTCGCTACCGCGTCCATCGCTGCATCCATGAATACACTTTACCTGCAAGACGTCGATAAAACTTTGCAAAATTGTAAAAGGAATCGGGATGAGTTCGTTGGTCCTTGTGATTTCTTCGGGACATGAAGGACATTTGGATTCTATCTGCAAAATGTGAGAGATGCATGAAAGACAAAATGCATGATCATGAGAGCAACCAGATTTCGTGGGATTACGCATCACAAAGCCGCACAAAGAGCATCTCAACACATCAAGAATGGGTGATATGAAGAATTCATCAGGGAACCCTCTTTGTATCATCATATAAATTTCCAAAACTTTTATTTTACAAAGAAGTCGCTTTATAGATCTTAAATACACTATAAACGAAAGAATTCATTTTTCAACAAGATGGAAAGAAATGAAAATAATAAATCTTAAGGTGAATAAAGGAGTAACAGACTCACATTATTCTTTCTACAAGACTGTATTTAATTTTATCTTAATAAACAATTCTTCAAAAAAAATGATCTTGTGGGCAAGGTGAAAACCTGAACTTAAAAATCTATAGACTACAAAAACTGAAGTATTAAAAATCCAGATCAGAGACGAAAAAAAGCGAGTTCATAATGGATATCGAAGAGAGTTGTGCTGATTTTGCTACGTTGACGTTGGCTTCCGGTGATTCAGAGAAAGTTGCTGTTCCGGATGAAGTATTGACGCATCTGCGCGAACATGCAGCGTCGTCCTCATCCTCGTCATCCTTCTCGTCCTTATCAGTTCAAATTCCATCAGGAGGGACAGGAACGCTTTCTGACTCCGTTTTGAAAGAAGCAGTGTCCACCGCTCCTCCTTCGCTCCTGTCTCCTCAGAAGTCGAGCGGGATCGCACCCCGTCTCAGCGAATTTCAGAAGTTCATGGAGGAACACCGCGTGCGAGAGAAAGGCAAGATTGTAACGCATACTACCATGCCGCTTGCGAATTCTTTTCCTGGGAAATTCTCCATCTCAGAAGAAGCGTCGGAAGAGTTTCTGAGCAAATATATCAAGGAGATTTCCCTGGGAAAAGATGTCGCCATGATTGAAAAGCACTTGAGTTGCGGTCCCATCGTCGTGGATCTCGACTTTCGCCACAGAGACGACGTTTCTCCAGCGCGCATCTACGATGTCGATTTCGTCAAAGAACTCATTAGTCACTACTGGAATTCTATCGAGAAGTACATCGACATAAGCATGGTCGAGCACGCTTCACATTGCTACGTCACAGAGAAATCGGCAGCGACGTTCGATGAAGTCAACGGTGTTTGGAAAGACGGGTTGCATCTCATGTTTCCACACATTATCACAGAACCGACGATTCAGTACGTCATTCGCATCGATGTTCTAAAAGCCATGGAATCGCGATTTCTCGGCATGCATCTCGATCAAGATCCAAAGAGTGTCATCGATCACCAAGTCATCTACAAGAATGGGTGGATGATGTACGGTAGTCATAAACAAGGCAAGGAGGCCTATGCGATGCATGGCGAAGACGGGGATGATTCTTTCGCCAGCGGAGTCTACGTGGCTCATCGTATGAAGAAAAACGTGATGTGCTCGTCGGAAGAGGAATTTTCCAAACCCTGTGGATCCTCTCTGCAGATGAATAAACTCGTTCGCATTCTCTCCATTCGCAGATGCAACGTGTCTGATTTAGCTCCGCTCACAGAGACGGGGAAACAAGAGGAAGAAGTGTACACCGAACAGAATCTGAACACTTGCAGGCAGGAATTCGTCGATGCAAACATGTTGAGAAGCGGCGAAGACTACTCCTATGCCCGTGGATTGGTCGATTTGCTCGATATCAAACGAGCAGACACCTACGACAGCTGGTTTGAACTTGGGTGCTGCTTGCGCAACATTGACATTCGTCTGCTCGATAAATGGATCGAGTTCAGCCAGAGATCTCCGCTGTATCAACCTGTGCAAGCAGAGATCTCGTGCAAAGAGAAGTGGAATGCGATGAACAGCGAGGAACCTCGAGAACGCAAAATCGGGTTCGCAAGTCTCATTTACTGGGCACAGAAGGACAATCGTATTCTCTTCAACGAGTACCAGCGCGACTCGCTCGAGTACAAGATCACAGATTGCTGCAAAGCGTACGCTACCATGTACACAGAAACAGATGAGAAGACACAGACGAAGAAACTGAAAGTGGAGAAAGGAAACGTCGAGAAATGCATCCATCATATCACAACCGTGCTTCTTCATCTCTTCAAACACGAATTTGTGTGTTCCTCTTTCCAAAGTCGCGAATGGTACCAGTTTATCAACCATCGTTGGCAGAGAACCGACAAAGGCGTCGATTTGCGTCGCAAGATCCGCGAGGATCTGTTTAACACTTTCTGTCTCTACCAAGCGCGTTTCGAGTTCCGCATGAAAAATACGAACCCTTTGACGGATTCGATTCGCCATGCACGGTTGAAGAACTTCGCCGAGTGTTGCAAGAGACTCACGGAGATCGTTCATATCTTGAAATACAGAGATTTGATAATGAACACGGCTTCTGAGCTTTTCTACTGGACAGAGTTGCACGAAAACAAGGTGAAACTCTTGCTGAACAGCAAAATTCTCGTCAAAGCTCCTTCGCAGTTCCAAGAAGTGCTGGACTGTCATATTTACCTGGTGGGTATGAACAACGGTGTGTACGATCTGCAGAACCACGTCTTTCGCGCCGGTCGACCGGAGGATTATATCATGATGAGCACCTGCAACGATTACAGTGCGTACAGCATGGAAAGCGAGGAAATTCGTGAAATCAACGCCTTCTTGTCCCAGATTCTCCCGTGCGAAGATTTGCGTGTTTACGTGCTGCTCACCATCAGCAGTTTTCTAGACGGACACACGGGTTCAGAGAAGTTCTACATTTGGTCCGGATGCGGCGGAAACGGCAAAAGCAAACTCGTGGAACTTATCAAACATGCGATAGGAGACTACTATGCAAATCTTCCGGTGACGGCCATGACTGGAACGCGAGCGGCTTCAAACGCTGCGACTCCTGAACTAGCGAGATTGAAAGGAAAGAGGTTCGCAGTCATGAACGAACCTGACGAAGGCAACAAGTTGCAAGTTGGCATGTTGAAAGAACTCACGGGAGGAGATACGATCATCGCGAGACATCTTCACCAGGAACCGATCGAGTTCAAACCTACGCATGAAACGGTGCTTCTCACGAATCACAACCCGAAAGTGCCTGCCAACGACGAAGGTACTTGGCGCCGTATCCGACTAGTGCAGTTCACGAGTCGATTTCTCGAGAATCCGGATATCCTGAAAAGGGACAGCGGCGGATTTCAGATCGAATTCAAGAAAGATACGCAGCTCGACAAAAAACTCGTGCTTTGGCGCGAACCCTTCTTCTGGCTGATGACATACTACTACAGGATCTACCGCTGTGGTGACCCAGAGTTCGTTTGGCAGACACCTGATCCGAAGACCAAACTTCCTCGCAAAGGAATCGCATCTGGAATCGTCGAACCTCAGCAAGTGATTGAGTTCACACAGAGATACCGTTCTCTCAACGATCCTTTCTCAAAATTCTTGGAAGTGGCGGTCACGGAGGATGCGAGGGGGTCTTTGTATCTATCGGATCTCTTCCTTCTCTTCAACCACTACAAGACTCGTCAGAAAACTCAGTACTCGGGAAACAAAACCGATTTCCAGGAGTACATGGAACAGTCGAAATTCGGCAAGATGAATCTTGATGGCGTTCATGAAGGATGGTGCGGATTCAAACTCAACCAGCTCGCCAAAATCCCCGATTGCACCGATTTCAAAGACAAACATCTTCTGCTTGGTTTCCGCGAAGAAGCTTGAACTTAAAGGATCCATGGTTCCTTCTTCACCTGCGTCTTAAACAAATGAAATCATCACACCCTCTCTTTTCTTCAGTCGACAAAAAGTCCACGTCACGAATTTTGATCTGTTTGTTTAATCGTTTGTTTGATCGTTTGTTTGATCGTTTGATCCATTCTCTTATGAAAAGTTGGTAGGTACGTACTTACTCAAAATATGCTTCTTTCAAAAGGAATGTCGAGACTCGATTCTCTTTTCTTTCTAAAATAGACTGATCAATTAACCCTTCCTATCTGAATTTTTTAAGAATAGTTTAAAGACAATGCCTTCCGGTGACCGATTTTATATGTTTTCCCTTGAGTGTTATGACTTTAAAAAAATTTCATTTAAAGACGCTTCAAAGACTATAATTATACAACACAGATAAGTATGATACATCATGCCACCTAGACCTATATGATGTAGATATATTATAATAGGAAATATGATCTTCGTATCATCCGGTCATATTCTCAAGCGCAGATATGCATCATGGACCCCTTCCTTCACAATCTCTCATACAAAAGAATTCATGAAAACGACGCGAAAGCTCTACAATATCTAAAGAAAAATGAAAAATGGTTCCTGAAGGTTTGTAGAAGTGGCAAGTATGAATTAGTTTGGAGCCTCCTTGGAAACATCTACGAAATTACGCTGACAGCGATGAACAATATCATGTGTCCGAGAGAATCAGATGCCTATCTACTATCATTCCTAACAAATCACCATATCTTCCTTCACGAAGCCATTTTGAGCGTCGTGAATCTTGAAACGAGGGAAGATCATCACGAGGAGGTAGAGATTTTATGGCCTCTCTATACTTTTCTGCTTTACTATGTCGTTAGTGACGATTTCAGAGCGAATACAGGCGTGAGTCTACACTTAGCGCAAACGTCAAAGATTCTTTGTGAACTGAGCTCATTTCTCACGGAAAGTCATCGAATTCGTATCATGATCTGCTTTCTCTCTTCCTCTGAAAAGAGCATAAGGAAACTCGCTTACAAAGTGAGGAAAGCTGAAACAGCTTCTGTTATCACGAGAATTGCGTCTCAAATTGAGGAGAAGACGGATATCGATGTCAAATTGGCTTTCGTCATGGATAAACTTTTCGAATATGAAGATGAGCAGAAGATTTGCGCGTTTTGCACCGAGAAGAATGCTACAAAGACTTGTTCTAGATGTTTACGTGCGCGTTACTGCAGCGAAATTTGCCAGAAACGTGATTACAAGAAGAACCACAAGAACGTCTGCAAGGCTTTGTGCGGATTTCGCGAGCCGACAGAAGCTGCTGATTCTGAACGGCGCGAAGCTCATCGCAGAATTCTAGAGTCGATTGACTTTTGAAAAGAAAAAATCTAGTCATTCTAGATAAAATTATATCTCAAAA